GCGGCTGATGCAGTAGCAGCAGCGCCTGTGGCAATCCATCCAGCAATCATCTTTGCAAAGTTTATGGCAGATTCAACTGCACCTTTGGCGAGTGTTACAAGATAAGCACCAATTGCAGCGACAAGAACTGTTCCAATCACAATGCCAACTGCTTCCGCAATTGCTTTGTGTTGAGTGAACCAATCGATGACACTTTTGATTGCAAGTGCTAATTGTTCGAGAATTGGAATGAGAGCCATTCCGATGTTCTTTGCAACATCTTCAGAAGTAGCCTTTAGTGCTTGCATCTTGCCAGAGAATGTCTCGGCTTGAGCAGCAGCCTGACCACCAATTGCATCAGCCAAGCCCTTCATGATTTCAGTTCCAGCAGAAGATTTGTCATTGACTGCCTGTTGCGCTGCGCTTACTTTTCCGAGGAGTGTTTCATAAGCGGCATGATATTTGCTCGAAGAATCAACTGCATCGGAATGAACCTTGAGGAATGCGCTCGCTTTGTCTGTCGCTGCGGAAAGAGCATCGTGTGCCTTCGCTAATTGAGCAGCATTTGTTGAAGCAACTGGAAGGTCAATTCCTAACTGCTTGAGAGCGCGAGTGTTTCCTTCTGAAGCGCGAGCAACTGCCGTTGCTGCATCTGCAAGATCGATGTGCTTATATTTTGCCAAGTCAGCCGCAAGGGAAAGGTCATCCAGAGCCTTCTTTGGATCCTTGGTTGCAGTTGTGAGATTAGCCAAAGCCTCTTGAGTTTGAGCATTGGTGTAGCCATAGGCTTCCATCGACTTCTGAGCAACACCTATTTGTGAGGAGAATTGATCGAAACTAGATCCAGCATTCTTGAGCGCCGTCTCCAACTTGGCATGACTTTGCTCGAACTTGTCAGCCATTTCAACGCCAAGAACGCCAACACCAACTGCGGCAGCACCAAGACCAAAGAGAGCAGCCTTGCCAAAGCCAGCAAGTTTGTCGAATGAAGATGTTCCTTGCGCTTCAACTGAAGACATTTCAGTGCGAGCCTCACCCATTGCGGCAGTGAACTCTGAGACATTCGCTTTCAGTTCAACGAAGACTGGTGGAAGCATTGACATCAGTAGAGTCCTCCAGTTCGGGCGATGGCTGCATCCCAGCCCTTTTCATAATTTGCAAGCATTGTTGGTTCAACTGCTTCAACTGCTGGTCTAAAGTAAGGGAACTTGGCTTCCAAAGGTCGCTTCTTGACATTGTTGGGAGCAGCGCCAATTCCAACGCCGCCGACCCAAGTGTTGCCAACAATCCTTGGAGTTGCTGATCCGACTCCAGCATAAAGAACGCCAGTCATCTTTCCTGGAGCGCCAGATCTTGCAGAGTTATGTTGACCAGTTGTTCCTGGCACTTGGTAATTCTTGCCAGTGATTTTGTTGGCTCCCTTTTGTGTCCAGCGAGGAGCGCCGCGAAGATTCTTGCGAACAGCAGTTTTCAATTTGTTTTGATTGACTCGAAGAGCAGCCAGGGTTGCTTTGTTGACATTGGCTTCAATTTCTTCAGTAACTGCCTTGAACTCTTTGACACCAGAGAAGATTGCCGTGATTGCAGTTGGCATCAAGCATCTCCATTCCGCATCTTGTTTTCTGTAACAATGAAAACTTCATCAATGGCAAGAAGCCAGTCTAGCGTTGCCGCCGACTCTTCTTCGAGTTGTGATGGAGTGCAAGCAAGCATCTTGCAGAGCCGATAAATTTTCAGTTGATCAGGTAAAGGTTCCCGAACTGTTCCTCCCTCAAGCGCTCGACCTATGCGTCTGAGGGCTGAGTGGGGGAAGTTGGATCATTGCTCAATCCAAAGTTTGGAACCATAGATGTGACATTCTCTGCTGAAATCTTTTGGAGTAGCGCATAATCTTCCTGGACAAGTTCACCCAATGAATCAATGCTGATTGGCAATTCGAATGACCAAGATTCAACGCGAGCAACAATGAGCAGATCATTCAATTCATAAAATTGATCAACAATTTCCGAATTCATACTTGTTGCAACATCGGCAGGATCTTGATTCAGAGCCGCCTTTGCTTGTCCTCGACCAATAGCCATAAGAGCCTTTTCGATTGGTCGGCGCAACTTGACTGAAACTGCGGCTGGATCCCGAAGGATTGCCCAGCCGCCATTTGCGAGTTCAACTTTTTGTGACATTGTTTTCCCCTGTTCTTAGATTAGAGAGCAGTGTCTGCTGTCTGATAAACGATTGTGAGTGGTTGGTTTGTGCCGTCATCATAAGCCTCATAAGTCATTCCAAGATCGATAACACCAGGTCCTGGAACATTTGGTGTGTCGGCATTGAATTTCGCTGCTGGAATTGTGATGACCAACTTCTCTGATTGACCATTTGCAATCACAGCACCTGTGAATGTGAGAACAATTGCTGTGGTTGTATCAGCAAGATAAGCAGCAAGGAGTGTTGTATCTGTGAACTCTGCTGTCATCTTTCCTGAAATCTTGCGGAAGCCGTTGATGACTTGTTCTGCCTTGATTCCAGCAGATCCAAGATTGTAGCGATCTCCCTTGAGAGTGTTTCCAACTGTTAGTGTGAAATCCTTGATGTTGGCAACTGATGAGCCAGCAACAGTGATTGCACCTTGAGCGAAGTGGAACAAGTTGGAGATTGTTGAATAAGAAGCAGTTGCAAGTGAAGTTGAAGTTGTCAATGAAGCAGCATCAACTGTGAACTTGCCAGTTGCAATTCCGCCGACTGCAACGCCTAATTCGAAGCCTTGAATCTTTGCTCCAGCGATTGACTTTGGAGTAACTGTTCCGCCGTATTGAGGAACGCCTACTTGAGCAGAGAAGGATCGACCATAAGTGTCTCCAAGGGTGAATGTGTAAGAATAAACGCCAGTTGTTGTTGTAACTACTGAAGGCGATGTTCCCATTGCTTGTGCAAGCAGTAATCCAAGCCCACGAGTTGGAAGATCAAGAACGATGTCACCAGTGACATCAGTTGTGGTCACAACGCGGCGCTGAGAGCGTGGAAGTTGTCCACCAGCACGAAGACCCATTCCAACTGCAACCTTCTTGTTGTAGTTGAGGTTCTCTGATGTGAATTCATAAAAGCGAGTGACTGTGACTGGTGTGTTGAATGTTGTTTCGGCTGCAATCCCTAATTGCGAACCAATACCTGAGCCGATTGCCATGTGTTCTCCTAGTTACTGGCAGCAGGGATTGAATCTGCTGGTGAGGTTGGTGGGGTTGAACTTACTGGAGCAACAACAACTTTTGCACCCTTGGCGGATGTCCAATTGTCTGTTTGTTCCAAGAGAGATGCTGCTGCCTCTTCAGAGACTTCAGCACTCTCGCCAGCCTTCACAACAAGATTGTTGAGGGCTGGAATGATTAGATCGCCAAGTGGCGAGATGTTTGTGATTGTTGCCATGTTTTCTCCCTAGATTCTGGACTGATAGGTAATTGTAAAGAGGATCCCGACACCAACGCCATTGGTTGTCTGGCGATAACGAATTTCCGCATTCTCCATTGCTGAAAATTGAACAAGTCCAGCGAAGGAAACATCTGCCCTGATTACTGATTCAACGCTTCCAAGAAGAGCGAAGGCGCGAGTTCTGCGAGCAGAGATGTCAACTGTTCCATCGGCTGACCAAAGGAAACAACTGAGAACGCCATGTTCGAACTTGCTGATTGCTCCGAGTGGTCGGTATTCCTGGCGGATTGATGAGGCTGCAACTTCATCTCCATCAAGATTTCCATCATGACCAATGGCGATTGCATCGCCTGGGTAACTCATGTCAATTTCGATGCCATCGAACACTCGAACACCTGAAAGGGATCCTGCTCCCTGAAGAGCAGCAACCACAGCAGTTGTGAATGCTGGCATTGTTGAGGTTGCCATGAATTATGCCAATCCTGGGAAGGAAGTTGGATCCAAGAGTTCCATTGCTCGGCGAGGCAGAGAATAAGTTGGTGTTGAATAAAGTTCATCACCTGAGTTGGTTCTGCTCATCACATTGATTGCGCCACGCTGGGTCTGCCATAGATGTCGAATGATTTCCAAGACACCTTGCTTGGCGCTCATTGGAGGATTCACATACCCTGCAACATAAGTGATGGAAACATTGTTCATGCCTTGTGTCCAGTAGCCATAAGAGTTGGTTGCATAAAGAGTTCCAGAGCCGATGCGATAGAGGCGCTGCCCTGTGTAGTCAAGAACATAGTTTGAGGCTGAAACAGCCAATCCATTTTCAGTCACAGAAGTGATGCTGATTGCTTTTGGATTGCGAATGCGGATGAATTCAGTTCCGCCATCATAAAGTTCATTTGTGAAAGTTCTGCGACCTAATACTTGCCCAACATAAGTTTCAGCAAGATCGGTTGAGGCATCGATGAAGCGGCGAACTTCATTCTCATTTGCGCTCGCGGTTGGAATGTTTAGGAATTCCAAGACTTCATCATAACCAACAATTCCGATGTCATTGATGTCGCGAACTTCAAAGATGTCTGAATAAGCCTGAGACCAGGTTGTTCCAGCAGACCAGGCAATGATGTGCCGACCAACCTGAGTTGGAAGATAGGATGCTGTATAAGTGCCAGTGATTGATGTGGCAGTTGTCACTGAAACATTTGTTGCATCTGGAAGAGTGATGTTGAGTGTGACAGTGCCTGGATTGACTGCCGCGCCTGACGAATCAACAGTGTTCCAGGTCAAATAAACCTTGTCACCGAGATCATAGGAACCAGTTAGCGCCATGATTCACTCCTTGAAATAGTAGGGCATGAGAATTGACTTGCAGGGGTCAAGCCAATCCTCATGCTTGATTTTGTTGAATTGCATGATCGCGCATCGGTGTGTGATGGCGTTCATCCAACCAGAACTGTTTGTGATGAGGAAGAATTGCCCCTGTGTGAGCATGGATCTTGTAGCCCATAGATTTCAAGCGCTTGGAAAATAGAAGATCCTCGCCAAAGTAAGTTCCATTGATTGCGCCTTCAACGAACCAAGCCCAATCCTTGCCTTGATTTGGGGTTGTCTGCTTTTGCATTTCAAGCAGAACATCGCGATGAATAAGAATGCAACCAGTGCCGACAGCATCCACTTCAATGAGTTCATCGATTGGATAACCATCGATTGCTTCCAATCCCTTTTCGGGATCCATTCGATAGATCGTTGGAACTGGTCGAAGCGCATCATCATTGTCGAAGAATGCTGCGAAGACCAAGCCTGAAACAATTGGTCGATCTTTATCGTGAGCCGCATCAACCAACTTGTTGAAATTTTCAATTGACAATCGCTCATCAGAGTCGATCATCAGAAGCCAAGCGGCGTTGGTTGTTTCCAAGAATGTTTTGACAACAAGATTGCGTGAACGAGTGGTCAATCCGATGTTGCCGACTTGAACAAGATTGTGAAAACGCTGGCTCGGATTGATTGCAATGTGAATCAGATCTTGAGCAAGCATGGAATTGATTGTGCCGTTGTTGACCATTCCGATGCAGACTTTATCTTTCATTCTCATCGGATCTCCATCTCTGGAGCCAAAGCAGTTGTCTCGATTGAAGTCTTTTCAAGTTCTTCAATCAGATTGTCAAGATGTTCAATGCCTTTGTTCTGCACTATCTCGCGAGCAGATTTTAGACCTTCAAGAAAAATAGATTGCACAGAATCCCCCGATTCAAATTTTGTGTTGAGACCAGCCTTGGGGTTTAGTTCCTCGGAACTCCATCCAAGGCTGGTTCAACGATCAGACTATATCAGGAGATTAGTATCCTGAAGGAGCAACAGTTCCAGTTCCAGAAATTGCGGAAATAGACTTGTTGAAGCGGTGTGCTAGAGCAGCGTAGCCATAGACCTGGAAACGAACTGTGAGGTTCGATGACAGAACATCTGGAAGAACGCGTGTCTTCACGCCTGATTCGAATAGGTAAGAATCTGAGAACTTACCAACAAGAATTGGAGATTGGTTTGTTGCATAGACCTTGCTGACTGTGGCATCGATGAAGACTGGAACGCCTTGAATCGTACCTACAAGACCAGCAGGAGCGCCAGGATTGGTGATTGTTCCAGCAGCGTTGAATGCTTGTGAAGCACCTGTCACTGGGACAACAAGTGGGCGGTTTGATCCGTCAACTTGTGATGCAAGCCAATACCACATTGAAGGGTGCATGATGATTGCTTCAGCAGCCTTGTAGCGGTTTGTGACAACCTTTGAAATCGCCTTAGCGATTGCAATTGCGCCATT